CTTTGATAGAATAGCATATTTGACTATTTCTAATCTATGTTCTTTATCAAAATCAGGTCGTAAAATATGATCGGATACCCATTGAGCCGTAACTTTGATATTATCAATACCTAATTTAACCATTTCTAAACGCTGAACGGGATCAAAATCAGGTCTTAAAATTTGAGTAGCTAACCATTGTTGGTCTAAACCAGATTCAACTTTCTTTGATAGAATAGCATATTTGACTATTTCTAATCTATGTTCTTTATCAAAATCAGGTCGTAAAATATGATCGGATACCCATTGAGCCGTAACTTTGATATTATCAATACCTAATTTAACCATTTCCAAACGCTGAACTGGATCAAAATCAGGTCTTAAAATTTGATCAGCTAACCATTGTTGGTCTATTTGTAATTTGTTTGGGATATTGAATTTTAAACTTAATTTGACAATTTCCAAACGTTGTGCTGAACTAAAATCCGGTCTTAATATTTGATCAGCTAGCCATTGTTTATAAACTAATTTATTATTTAAGGCGATTTCGATAATTTTCATTCTATGTATAGAATTAAAATCAGGTCTTAATATTTGAGTAGCCATAAATTGTTGAGTAGCATTACCATTTATAATTGATAATTCTATTATTTTAATTCTATCTTCAGGTGAAAAATCAGGTCTAAGTATTTGATCAGATAACCATTGTTGATTAACTAATTTTTCATTAACAGAAGTTTTGATAATTTCTAATCGTTGAATGGGATTAAAATCTGGTCTTAGGATATGATCAGAAATCCATTGTTGATTAACTAATTTATTAAGAATTCCTGCCTTTACTAAAATTAATCGTTGATTTGAATTAAAATCTGGTCTAAGAATTTGATCAGCTAACCATTGTTGATTAATATCTATTTTATTAATAATAGTAGATAAAATAATCTCAACTCTTTGTTGAGGAGAGAAATCAGGACGTAAAATCTGATCCGATATCCATTGTTTATCTACTAATATTTTTTTAGGAAGAACAAAATTAATAATATCTAAACGGTGTTCAGATTTAAAATCAGGTCTTAGAATTTGAGTAGCTAACCATTGTTGAGTAACAGGAAAATTATGTCTAATAGCTGAAAATATAATATTAACTCTTTGAACAGGATTTAATTCTGGTCTTAAAACTTGATCGGAAATCCATTGTAAAGTACAAATATTATTTTTAATAGCAAAATCAATTAATTCAATTTTATCTTGATTTGTTAAACTTAATCCTGCTAATTGTAAACCTAACCAATAACCATCTATAATTTTCTGTGACATAGCTACATAATATATTGCGATTCTTTCTTCTTTTGTACTTCTTATTGTGGATAATTTATAAGTTAATGAAATAGGACCAATAGATTTATCCTTGTTTTTTATTAAATTTATTAAATCCGCAATAGGTTTTGATAATATAGTTGATGGATTTAATTTTAATTCAACTGCATATTTATTATACAATACTTCTGATATTGTTGGTTGAATATCAGGTGTAACTGGTCCAGGAAGTAATTTTGGTATCATCTCCGGTACAGATGGTTGTACTTGTGGAGATGGTTGTACTGGTGCAGATGGTTGTACAGATTTTGTTTCGTCTTTAACTACAGATAATAAAGGTGTTCCAACTGCGATTGGTGTTGAAACAATCGTCGCTGTTGGTACAATAGATCCATCGCCACCTATTTGGGATAATTCTTCTAAATTTTTTTCATATTTGTGTTTATACTTTTTGTATTTGTAATAATAATTTGACATCAATATACTATAGAGAAATAATAATATTATATTTTTTTATAAATATATTAAATATGATTATAAAAAGCTCATTCAATTTTATAATTATATTTTATAATCATATTTTATTAATTATCTTATTTATATATAAATTCGATAAATGATAAATGTTAATGATTTAAAAATTATAATAACTATAATTTTATTATGTTTAATAACATTTATACTCAACTATAAAAAAAATACAACACAACAAAAATTCGCTTTAACTGAATCAGATTCTAACAAAAAATTAATTTTTAATCAAATCAAACAAAATATTATTCAAACAAAGACAAAACTAGGGGAAACACGTTTTGGATTGGTTTTAAAAAATGGCTATCCTATTATTAGATTAATTTCTAATGCTTATGGTTATAATGCTATTTTTGAATTAGCATCTTATGTTGAAAAATATGTTGATATATTTTATGTGGCTAATATTATAGATGGTATATATTTAAGATTAAGAAAGATAAAGAAACCAATTATGGTGCTTTATTTAATAGATCCGAAAAAAATAAATACAGTAATTAAATATGATTTGGAAATAGTAATACCGAGTATTGAATGGTATAATTTAGCACAACCTTATCTAAATAAAACCAATACCAATATGAAATGCAACATAATAAAAGCTCATATATGGTGTGATTCAGGAATGGGAAAAGAAGGCAAAATATTACATTCAGAAATTCTTAATTTGTATTTGTTTCTAAAGGCGAGATCTAATATTAAATTGATTGGATTAGGGACAAAATATAATACTAGAGATGTATCATATGCTACATCTCTAACCAAATTAAAAACAAAAAATATACCAAATGATATTATCATACAGCATCAGAATTTTGTTAAATTAGTACAAACCATATCTGATCCTAATTTAATAATTCATACAGCTTGTACATTTGAAGTGAGAAGAGATTTTGTTGAATCATATTTTGGTGCTAAAGGAGCAGTTAGAGTAGGAACACTAATATATAGAAACATTAAATGGTTTCAACCATTATTAGAAATTAAAACAATGTCAGATGCTGATTGTTATGGTTATTATTGTGAAAAAACCAAAAAAAATGCACCAAATAAACAATTTCAAATGGGTTTGACAAAAGATTTCTTAAAATTACAAACAGAACAAATTAATGATCTAAAATTATATGATAAAGAAAATAATTTACAAAAAAATATTCTAGCTAGATATGATCCTTTGACATTTAAGTTTAACCCCAAATCAAATTTAAAAGTTGGTTCGATTTTAACATTAGTTTATGATGATCTATTTGCATATAAATAAATTATTTATACAGTTCCTAATAAAATCTCAAATAGTATTTATGACGTGTTTGAATATGGTAACAAAAAACTAGACATTCAAAACTAGACATTCAAAAATAGATTATGTTAATATTGAATATAATTTTAATAAAATTTTTTCTATAAATTCCATTGGGAATAAATCTGTAACATTTCAAAATGATAAAGACAAAAAATTTAACATATATTATAATAAATTAAAAATTTTTGATAATATATCAATTGATGATTCAAAAACTAAACCACAGCTTGTTTTTTCAGAAATAAATAAGACAATAATAAAGACATCGAAAATATTAAAATATATACTTTAACTTACAGAAAAGCGTTACTTGATAAAGAAAAAGCATTACTTGATAAAGAAAAAGCATTAATTGAATTAACTTTTGAAAAAATAAAACAGTCAATCCCAACATTTTTTCCATATAGATAATATTATCAGCCTTGAATTTGATTTGTTAATTATATAATGATAGTTGCATTTATGATAATCTTACTCTTGATATTACCAGTAAAATAGATCAATAATATTAATTAAATATTGAAGCTTACAAGGCTTTATTTATTTATTTTTAAATTTTGATGTTTTATTTTCTGATGATTTTTTAACCTTATAATCAATATATTTAATTGCTGATTCTAAGACATTTTTATCAGATGGGTCCAATTTGCCTGCTCCTACAAATAAATCTTTCTTTGATCTCCCACCAAGATTAACCTTAAATGCTGGACCAAAACGTGTAACCATATAGGTAATTTCACCATATTTTGGATGCGATCCAATTTTTTGTGAAGGATTAGGTTGATTTGCTTGATAAGTTTGATTAGGTTGATTTATTTTAACTGAATTTTTTGGTTTAGATATTCGACCAATTCCTGATTCAGTATCAGAATCAATAAATTCATCATCTGAATTATTGTCAGATTTTGCTGGTTCAGAATTTGTTTGATCTGGATCTGGGTCTGGATTTGATCCAGAATCTGGGCCTTGACCTATTGCTGCTTTAAATTTGACATAATTAGATGATTCAATATTTATATTTAGAGAACTAAACTGTTCTTTTAGCACATTATAAAATTCTGCCAAAACTTCATACCATATTTTGTTTCCTTCTGCAATCTCATCCAGTAGGGTTTCCATATGAGCTGTAAATTTATAATCCATAATTTGTGGAAAGTTCTTAATCAAATAATCAGTAACTAATTCGCCATCAGATGTTGGAATCAATCTAAGTTTTTCATTACCAATTTTTTGTATAGTTGCTTTCTTTTCAAATGATGGCTGTGTCTTAGCATTAATGTATGTGAGGGTATAAGTCATAATATCCTTTTCTATACCCTGAACATTTCCTACTCTAATGTATTTATGTTCTTGGATTTTTGATATAATTGCAGCATATGTCGAGGGACGGCCAATACCCAATCCTTCTAATTTCTTCACTAATGATGGTTCATTGTATCGACTAGGTGCAGATTTAAATGTTTCTTTGAAATTAATTTTGGTCCATTTAATATCATTGGCTTTTAGGTCTTGATCATTTAATTTAATATGTGATTTAGTTGTATTATCAGTATCTGTTTCTGGATTATCATCTTTTTGATCTGCATTTGGTTCAGAATCTTTATATAATTTAAGATATCCATCAAAAACTAAAACTGAATTAGTTCCCTCAAATTTAACATTAGTTTTATTTGATAAAATTATATGTTGATCATGATATTTTGCTGATTTCATTTGTGAAGCCACTGTACGATTCCAAATTAATTGATATAATTTTTCTTCATCTGTATTAGAAAGATCATAATCAGTCAATTCAAAAACATTAAAATGGGTAGGTCTAATTGCTTCATGAGCTTCTTGAGCAGAACCCTTGCCTTTGAATTGTCTATATTGATAATAGTTTTCTCCCAAAGCTGGATCTTCCATTATCTGTTTTTTTACATAATTAATAGCTTCACCAGATAGAGCAGGTGAATCAGTTCTCATATAAGTGATTAGACCTTTTTCATATAATTTTTGAGCCAAACCCATTGTCTTCTTGAGTTGAAACTTTAATTTATAAGATGCCTCTTGTTGTAAAGAACTAGTAATAAATGGTTGTGGTGGATGTCTTTGTCTATCAGAATTGGTTAAACTACTGATAACAAAATTTGGATCAGATCTAACATTAATAACGATAATCTTTATCTGATCCTTTGACCTAATACTTGATTTAATTTCTTTTAATGAATCAATTTGTTGTGCATCTATTAGATCACCGATTTTTTCAATATAAATTTTATCTTCTACTAACTCATTATGAATTAAATTGGCTTTAAATTTTGTTTTATTTATTATGAAATCACAACTTACATTAAATTCTGATGACTTATCCGAACTTAAAAAATTCTGTATTTCTCTTTCCTTATCCACAATAAGTCTGGTTACAACTGATTGAACACGGCCTGCACCCAAACTTTGTGTAGTTAATCCATTTACTGATTTTAAAATTGGTGATAATTTATAACCAACAATTCTATCTAATATTCTTCTAGCTTGTTGTGAATTAAACATATTAAGATCAACTTGTCTAGGTGAATTTAGTGCTTTAGTAATTGCTGCTTTAGTAATTTCATGAAAAACAATTCTTTTATAGGTTTTTGCTCCTAATACAATAACTAGATGTTGAGCAATAGCTTCACCTTCTCTATCTCCATCAGCAGCTATTATAATCTCGGAACAACTTGATGCTGCTTTTTTAAGACCAGCTACTATTTTTTTCTTATCAGCCATAATTTGATATGTTGGTTCGAAATTATTAGATGGATCGACTGAAATGGAATCCTTTGCCAGATCTCTAATGTGGCCAACAGAAGCCATAACAATATATTCAGAGCCCAAATATGATTTAATTTTCTTAATTTTGCCAGGTGATTCTACTATAACTAATTTTGACATTGTAGTTTAATAATAAATTGATATATATTAACTTATATATCAATTTATTATTAGCTTAAATGATTTTCATTTTTTTCATTTGTTCATTGTATTTATTATATTTATTGTATTTATTATATTTATTGTATTTATTGTATTGGTTTTGACCAATAATCATATACATATATTAGACAACAACAATAACATAAACAATATTAAACCAGAACCTGGATCAAAACGTTCTATATTAAAACAACAACCTAAAGCATATCTGATAT